ATTTCACTTGCTTATGATGAATATGGAAAGATACTAACAGCAAGTATTAAGCATTACTTAAAAAAGAATGGTAGTAAATACAAGCTAAACATGGAAAATTATAGAGCTGGTGACAGAGATTTTCAAGCGATTTACGAAAGTGTCATTAAAGAGAATCTAAAAGACTTTTTAGAGAATGATAATGCAGTATATCCGCAGTTTAAAGGCTTCAATTTGGAAGAATTTGAACAAAGAAATGTTGGAAATTCTGCAAGTAACCAAGATATTATATCTATGCGAAAAGATATATTCGAAATGGTGGCACAAGCGTTTAAAGTACCTGTCAGTATGCTTTTAGGAAACATAACCAATATGAACGAGATAGTGAAAGTGTACTTAACTGTATGTATAGATCCACTTGCGGATATGATAAGCGAAGAATTCACGAGGAAAATGTACACTATAAATGATATGAAAATTGGTAAAAAAATAAAGATAGATACTAGTACTATTAACCATATCGATTTGTTAGATGTGGGTGATAATGTAGATAAATTGATCGCAACTGGTACTTGTAGTATAGATGAAGTACGAGAGCGATTGAATATGGAACAACTTAACACAGATTTTAGTAAAAAGCATTTTATTACTAAAAATTATGAGAATTTGCAGGAAGTAAAGGAAGGTGGAGTAGAAAATGAGTGATAAATTTTTTGGTATTAGACTGCCAGAAGGAAAAAGAAGAGGTGGTTTAGTACAAACAGCAGGAATTGCATACCAAAGCTGGAAAGAAGCAGAGGCGACTGTCGGAGATGATGACGGAGTAGGCACATTTAAGCTTAAAGCTAATACACAAAGAGTAGATAAAGGTATAGGAACTTTATCTTGTGCTAGACAGCTAAAAATTAACAGTAATAAAGCAACAATTACTAGTGCTAATAAGGTGAAAATCCTAGGAACTAATATACATGATGAAAATATTATCGAGGAGATAAGTTTAAATGGTACTACTGCGGTAACAAGCACTAAAGCGTTTAAAAAGATTAAAGCTATAGAGTTACCTGTACAGGTTAACACTCCTGTCAAGCAGGTACATACAATTACGGTAGCAGGAGGAGCAGGAACAGCAAGCGGAACTGTAACAACAACTATTACATCCGCTAATCTAACAGGCTCTCCCGTATCTGTGGAAACTGAAGTAGAAAAAGATGATACAAAAGCTATTGTAGCTCAAAAAATAGCAGATGCTTTAAACGCAGATGAGGAAGTTAGTAAAGTGTTTGTTGCAACAACAGACGATGATGATGTAATAATAACTAATATAGATTATCTTGCTGATGATGCGACACTTGCTATGGCTATAGCGGATACAGATAGCACAGGCGTAGGAGCTACAGCAAGTGGAACAGATACGGCAGCAGGAGTAGAAGAAGATGCAATAATTGTTGGTTACACAGAAAAATTAGGTTTAAAAGTAAGTGCAAGAGCTGTACATAATATAGCATCTTACAAAGATGATACAACAGACGGAAGTGTTAGTTTTACGTGTGACACGGACGAAGTTGAAAAAAATATGATTAAGTTTAATGCATCTTTAGGAACAGGAACAAGAGATACTTGCTACTTGGTGAGAGAGTAGGTGAGGATTATGCGAAGAAAAGAGTATTATTCTCTTTCCAAAAAAGGGCAGAATGTTACTATAAATATCTATGGAGACATTACAAAGTATTCTTGGTGGGAAGAGGATTATGGAGCTACTAAATTAGCAAGAGATTTAGAACAATATGACCAAATAGACAATATAGACGTCTTTATCAATAGTAATGGTGGCTCGGTATCTGAGGGTTTGGCTATTTACAACATACTGCAACGTCATCCCGCAAAGGTTACAACGTATTGCGATGGTTTTGCATGCAGTGCGGCAAGTGTTGTCTTTATGGCAGGTGATGAAAGGATTATGTCTAATGCAAGCTTGTTAATGATACATAACGCTTGGATGTATGTGGAAGGAAATGCGGAAGAACTTAGAAAATTAGCTGATGATTTGGAAAAAATTACAGAAGCAAGCGTAAATGCTTACATGAACCACGTTAATATTAGTAGAGATGAACTAAAAGAGATGATGGGCAACGAAACTTGGATAGATAGTGATGATGCTTTAGAAAAAGGCTTTTGTACTAGCGTAGTTCAGGAAGAGCAACAAGTTGCAAATCAATCAGTTTCGGCAAAAGTTAAGGAACTCCTATCAAACAGTTCATATAAATTACGAAATACCAGTGATGTTACTTGTGTTGGAAGTTTCGGCACAGGTAACACAGGTATGACAAAAGAAGTTTTTGAAAGTGTAAAATTATTTATAGATGAATTTAACGAAACAAAGGCGAAAATTATCGAAGAACAAAAGGAAAAGGAAGCTATAGAAGTAGCTGAGAAAAAGGAAGAAAAGAAATATATTAACTTTTTTAAAGTATTAGCGGAAGGAGTAGAGCAAGATGATTAAATTTAGCAAAGATATAAAAGAAGTTTGCAAGGAATTAATGCAAGCAATAGAATCTGGAGATAGTGCTAGAATAACAGAAGCTTGGGAAAGTTTACATGAGTCTATAGTAGATAATGTAATTGCAAATATGGACGAGAAGAGTCAAGAAAATTTGAAGCAATTTGACAAAAAGATTTTGCAGGCAAGAGGTGTTAGACAACTTACTAGCCAAGAAACTAGATGGTATAACAAATTAATAGATGCTTGCAAATCTAAAGACCCTAAGCAAGCTTTTATAGAAATAATCGGCGCATCCGAAGAAGAGGATGTTATGCCAACAACCATATTTAAGCAAATCTACAAAGATTTAGAGGAAGATTATCCTTTGTTTAGTATCTTAGATTTCCATTATGTGGGATACATAACCAAGTGGATTCTAAGTGATAATACTAGACAATTAGCAGTGTGGGGAGAAATCAACAGCGAAATTACAAAAGAAATCACAAGTGGATTAAGAGTAGTTAAAATAGACCAAAATAAATTGTCTGCATTTGCCCAAATCCCACAAGATATGTTGGTTATGGGTCCTGAATTTTTAGATACATACTTAAGGACTTGCTTGCAGATAGCATTGCTAAACGGATTTGAAGAAGGAATCATAAACGGTGATGGTTTAAACCAGCCTATCGGAATGATCAAGGATATACATCATGGTGTGTCTGTTAATCAAACAACAGGCTATCCTAATAAAGAAGCTGTAACTATAACATCTTTTAGTCCTAAGGATTATGGCGAGGTTTTGGCAAATCTAGCACAAACAGAGAGCTGGACAGACGCAGGCGGTGTTGTACACGGTGGCAGAATGAGAAAATTCGATGAAGTGGTTCTTATCTGTAATCAAGTTGATTATTTAACAAAAATAATGCCTGCTACAGTTGTGCAAAATGTCAACGGTGCTTTTGTGGAAAATATTTTCCCATTTCCAACAAAGGTTATCCGCTCAAATGCGATCGAAACTGGAAAAGCTATACTATGCTTACCAGAAAAGTATTTCTTGGCCGTAGGCGGAGAAAGAAATGGTCAAATTGAGTATAGTGATGAATACAAATTCTTAGAAGATGTTAGAACATTTAAGATTAAACAGTTTGGTACAGGTAGATTTGAGGATAACACTTGTGCAATCTATCTAGATATAAGCGAGTTAGACCCTGCTTACATAACAGTGGCAACTAATGTAAGTGCTTAAAAAAGGAGCTGGTGACTATGTTACAAGCTTTAAAAGACAAATTAGCTATAACTTGGAGTGATACAGATACTGATAGACGGCTTAATACTATTTTAGAGACAGCAAAAGTAACTCTAGCTTTTAAGCTAGGGTTGCCGTCTGGCTTTGTCTGGAGCACAAATACGCAAGAGTCTAATCTACTGCTTAATTACTGCTTTTATGAGTGGAATGATGCAATTGATGAGTTTGATGATAACTATGCTAACGATATTTTACAGTTGAGAATGAAATATGAGGTGAGAGATTATGTTGAATAAGAGGCATAAATTTCACAGATTTAATGAGGGAGTAGTTAAGATATATAGAGATAATACTACTAATAGCAGTTTTGGAGCTAAAAAAAATAGTGTAAAGCTGTTGGATATGGAGTATCTAGGAAAGTTAGATTATTATCAACAAACTTGTAGGCAAGAGGACTTGGAGTATTGTGAACAACTAGGTTTTAGTTTGTCTCTAAAGATAAAAACGCATCTTAAAAAGGATGTTAAAATAAAGCACAAGGC